GCTAAGAATGAATACATGGGCTTACCTGGTCCAACTGACCCTGAGGGTGCTGCTATTGGTTGGGCTACTCCTCCTGAGGGTGCTATTCCTGAATGGTCTGATAAGTGGCGTGAACTTGGTTACACAATGTATGGAGCTTACATTGAGGCTTTTAACGCTAATAAAGACAAGGCTGCCGAAACTGCTACTGAAACTGCTGACAAACTAAAAAAGGCATTAAACGCAAAAATTGAGGGTATTCGTAAGACTGCTCAAAAGTTTAGAGATGCTGTTGGACTTGCTTTTGGAACTTTTGGTAAAGATGAGAACTCAGTATTCAATGTTGATGTTGTAATAAACAAGTTAAAGCGTGTGGTTGAAGCTGCTAAGGGTTTCGCTCAGAACATCAATAAACTTCGTAAAGCTGGAGCCACTTCAGATGTTATTGCCGAAATTACAAGTATGGGACCTGCTCAGGGTAACGTGGTCGCTAAAGGCTTATTACAGTCTGGCAAGTTGTCTGAGTATCTAGGTCTCCGCAAATCTCTCTATAACACTGGTGCTTCGGTTGGAGCTGAGGCTGCAATTGCTGGTGACGCTACTTACAACATCAAGGTTGAGGGAACTGCTCTAAAGGCTTCGGACATCATCGCTGAGATTCGTAAGTATGAGAAGGCTAATGGCAGGAAGTATTTGCTAAATGGCTAATGATGTTTGGGACATAAAATCTAATCTAAGAATTGACTATTACACTGCTGGTGTTTGGACTACTATCCAGGCTGATTCTTACAACGTAGATATTGACCGAGGCATCACAGTTGAGCAGGGTGTTTTCGCTAGACCTGATGTTGGAACCGCTACTGTCAGTTTGGTCAAGAAAAGTCTTAGTGATCTGATTACTGGTCCAGCTTACAAATCGAACATGCCTTTTAGGGTTAGTTACCAGCCGGCACCAGATACTTCTCCTAGCGTTTACTACACCATCTTTTATGGTTTTATTCAGAACGTTGCAATGTCTTATTTGAGTGACGCCAAGAAACTTGGTATCACTATTACCGCTATCGACACTACTAAGATTCTTTGCAATACTCGTCTATCGAGTTTTATTTATACCTCTGGAGCAGGTTACAGGTCTGTGATGGACCAGTTGGCTACCGCTGTATCTGCTGTTGATTCTCGCATCTCACTTAGCCAATTAGGTAGCACTTCGGGAACAACAAACTTTTATTCACAAGATAATCCTTATGATCTCATTTCAGGGGATGTTCTAAATCAGCTGTTAGATGCCGAACTTGGCTGGTGTTACTCTCAGCGTTCAGGTGCCAACCAGTTCTATACAACCAGAGGCGACATTGACGCTTTACAGGCTACTGCCTGGTCTAGTTCAAACCCTACTGTCTCAAACATTCATACTTCATCAACTAGCCATTACTGCATGGACTCCATTGACCTCACTTATGACAGTGATCGCATTGTAAACCAAGTCAAGGTGACCGAGCCTCGTTTCACTCCGACAACTGATAAGACTGCAACTAACTCAACTTCAATAACTAACTATGGTCGTCAAGCTGGTGACTTCGAAATTGACATGGATCCTGGAGCGAGCCCTTATACCAAGATGACCGCTTGGGCTACTGCTGTTGCTAACGCTGCTGACCCTAAAGCCATTGAGCGTGTATCTTGTCCAGCTCTAAGACGTGACGGTAAAGTCTCTACTATCGCAGACATGGAAATTGCTTACCCTCTCCAGGTAGAGTTCTCTGACGGAACTAACACCATTCAACAGGTTTCACTTGTCACACGTATAAACCACAGTATTACTGCTGACCATTGGGAGATAACTCTTGACCTTTGGAAAGGGATTTAATGACTGTTCAAATGTGGGTTTGGTTGCTGTCAGGTGTACTTGGTGGCACTAGCGTCACAGGTCTATTCAAGTATCTGTCCACTAGACGATTCCAGAGTATCTCCATGGAGGAGCGTCTCAGGGCTGAGATGTTTGAGCAGATTGACGGTCTGAAAAGCGAACTCGCCACACTAAAGGCAGAACTTGACCAATGGCGTGATAAATACTTAAATCTAAATAAGGAATACACAAAGTTGAAATCTGACTTTGACAAACTAACGAAGGATAAATAAATGGCTAAGGAACCTGTATTAGCACCAACAGTTACTACTTGGATTGCACCGGCACACGATCACTCTGCTCCTGCTGAGGTTGTCGAGGTTGTTGTTGAGGATGTTGCAGCTAGTGAGTGAAACTTTTACGATTACTGATGGACAGTTTGACCTTGAGATTCTTGCTGGTTCTACTTTTCCTAGCGTTGCTGGGGATTGTAGCTTTTACCCTACTGATTCTGACGATGTCGCTTTTGCTCTCACTGGTTGGACTGCCAAGTTACAGGTAAGGGAAAACCCTAGTACTTCTGCCATCATCGACATTGTGCCAACAGTCAATACGACTTCTAACTTTGTCAGCTTCTCGCTCACTCCAACTCAGACTGCTCTGCTCACTAAGACAGATTATGTTTGGGCTCTAGAGTTACTTCAAACTTCTACCGGAAAGGTCTTGACACTTGCCAGAGGGCAGGTTCACGTCACTCCAGAAATAGTCAAATGATTGTAAAAGTTGTTATCCCTGATTCCATTTATGCCAGAGTCTATTTTGCTAGAGGTGAGCAAGGTGCTACTGGTGCTACTGGTCCTCAGGGTCCTCAAGGTTCTCAGGGCGTTCCAGGTTCTACTGGTGCGACAGGTGCTACGGGTCCAACTGGTCCGATTGGTGCGACTGGTCCTCAAGGACCTCAGGGCGTCAAAGGTGATACTGGTGCAACTGGTGCTTCTGGTGGCTCGGCAACTCATTACCATTATTCAACTAGAACCAACACCACTTCGGGCGACCCGACAACTAACCAACTTGGCTGGAACAATACAACTCAAATCAGCTCGACAGCGATACGAGTAAATCACATTGACGCCGATGGTCAGGATGACAGCGTATTCCTAGATCTAATCAACCAGGGCGATTACCTAATCATCCAGGATAAAAACAATTCTGCGAACTATCAGAAATGGGAAGTAACCGGCACTCCAACCTATAACTCGACATGGGACAACTATCCTGTCACTCTAATTTCATCAGCTGGAACTGGAACTACAAACTTTCCTAATAGCCATCCAGTTTTATTTATCTTGGTTGCTGTCGGTAATACTGGTCCAACTGGTCCACAAGGTCCACAGGGTATTGCAGGTGCTACTGGTCCACAGGGTCCAACAGGTGCAACAGGAGCCACGGGTCCTAGAGGTCCACAAGGTAACGACGGTCCAACAGGTGAAACAGGAGCCACAGGAGCCACAGGTGTAGTTGCTGCTACTGCCCCGATTACCTATGATTCAGGAACTAAAACAGTTGGTATTACTCAGTCAGGGCTAACTCTTGCTCAGTCTCAAATCACAGATTTAGTTGCAAACCTTGCAGCGACAGCCAAACTCGCTAGTGCTAACGCTTTTACAGTTGGTGGACATGCAATTACAGCTGAATCTGCAACGGTAAAACCTTTGATTCTAAAAGGTGCCGCCTCTCAGACTGCTAACTTGCAGGAATGGCAATCAAGTGGATCAACAGTTTTATCTGCTATCGACGCTAACGGTAACGCTAACTTACTTCGTGTAAATACTCGTGGAGCAGTCTATGGAACAGGTGCATACTATGGAACAGTCAACGTTTCACAAGAGCCATCAGGTAACGGAATAGTTGTTGTAGGTAGAGCATCCGAAACATCCGATCTATTACAAATTAGGACAGGTTCAAGCTCTACAAGCAACTTTATTTCCCTTAGAAACTCAGGTGGAACAGAGCTAGTAAGCGTTTCAAGTGCAGGGCTTATTTTTGGTAAGGCTGCTGATGCTACTCTAACAACTGCAGTAACAGGCTTAGGTTATATGGGATTACCTCAAAATGCTGTTACAACAGGTAGTTACACTATTGTAGCTGGTGATGCAGGTGAACATGTTTTTGCTTCCGCCACAAGGACAGTCACTATACCTTCAAATGCTTCTGTCGCTTTCCCTATCGGCACAACTTTATCTTTTATTGCTGGTGCAGGTGCAACAATGACTATTGCTATAACAACAGACACAATGTATTTGGCAGGTGCAGGAACAACAGGATCAAGAACTCTTGCAGCTCATGGTATAGCGACAGCAGTTAAAACAACTGCAACAACCTGGCTTATCTCTGGAAATGGATTAACCTAATGAGTGGTGTTGTCGCTGGACTTATCGCAAGTATTAAAACTGCTGCCGCCCCTTCAGGTAACTTAGTTCTAAATCCTTCTTTTGATACAGATGTTAGTCCTTGGGGATATTCCATTACTCGTGATGTAGTAACTTATAGGTCTGCTCCTGCTAGCGGTAAAGTTATTTATAATGCCGTTTATGAAAATCCTATTACAGAGTACATTCGTAATAGTTCGCTAACTATCGGTCAAAACTATTCTGCAACTATTTGGGTTAGGAATAATTTATCTGCTCAATATTTTTATATGTTCCTTTTTTGTGGTAATGCCAGCAAATCAACTACTGTCTTTTTACCTGCATCTAGTTCTTGGGTATCAATCAAAGTTGAAAATGTGACTTGTGCAACAAATACCAATTTAACTTTACAAATCTATGCAGATTTCTACGACTACAATATTGATGATGTCTCAGTAATAACAGGTGCAACAGCACTATAAACAAGAAAGAAAACCTATGACCCTTATTCATCCTCTTAGTCCAGCAACTCTTAACGATCTGTTTGGTACACACTCCGAGCAACGTAAAGCCATGGGTCTTGGACCTCACCGTGGAGTCGATTACACCGTGCCAAAAGGTACACCGCTAAAGGCTATCGGTAATGGAACTATTGTCCGCGTCTACGAATCTAAAATCCTTGGTCACGTTGTTGAACTTCGCACCTATGTCACAGCTGAAAACGTCAGAGTATTTGCTTACTGCCACCTAGATAAAGCCGAAGTGAAGGCAGGTCAAAAGGTCAGCCAGGGGGACATCATCGGACACTCAGGAAACACCGGAGCATCATCAGGACCTCACCTACATTTCATGTGTGGTAAATCAGAGAACCTTGCAACCATGCCAGTAGAGGACCCTCTGCAATGGCTACCAAAATTAGGAAAGAAATAATGAAAGAAATAGCACTCTCATACCTCCGTTCACTATTGGCAACAACACTTACAGCAGTATTCGCTATCGGTAAATTGCCTACCAACTTTGACCAAGGTGACTGGACTATCGTGGCTAACACTGTTTGGATCTCTTTTGTCCCTGTTGTCATTCGACTACTAAACCCTAAAGACACACTAGGAAACTCACCTAAGTCTGAATAAGTCGCTATGCTAAAAGCATGACTATCGACCACCAGATAGAGCAACTTGGTTCTGCCACTTTGCTCGGCTATTTTGCACACGATTCCGATGAATGGCATGAAGCTCGTAAGGGCGTTGCTGGTTCACTTGTCGGCTCTCTTATGGGTCACAATCCTTGGCGTTCTGCCTATACCGCGTATTACGAATACCTGGGAGAACTACCTCGGGAATCGACTGGTCCATCTCTTGCTATGCGACTTGGTACAGCATTTGAAAAGCCTATTCAAGACCTCTGGGTTGCAGAGAACAGTGAATGGCTGACCGCTCACAATACCGGTACTTGGGCTAGTGTCGCGAACCCTCAATTCAAAGCTAATCCTGATGCGATTATTGAATGGGCTGATGGCACTCTAGGGATTTTGGAAATCAAGTTCTCACGTAACCCGATGAATGAACTACCGCCACACTATAAAGACCAGGTGATGTGGTATCTGCATGTTCTAGGTCTAAAGCGTGGAGTTCTGGTTGCTGTTGCCAATGGTGATCTAGTTGAACATGAAATCGAATATGACGAAGTGTATGCAGCTGAACTTGAGGCTATGGCTAATGAGTTCCTGAATCGTATTGACACTAAGGTTGCACCTGACTGGGATGGAAGTAAGTCCACCTATGAGACAGTCCGAATCTTAGCTGAGGGTTTACATGATGACGAAGTAGAACTCGGTGAGTTATATCCAAGTTTGATTAGAGCAAAAGAGGAAATGGATGATGTTGATGAACGTCTAACCTTGCTCAAATCTAAAGTCTTACATCTCATGGATGGTGCACGTGTTGGCACTTATGAGGGTGAGAAGGTAATAACGCTTCAAGTCAGAGGGACTGGAGCTCCATTTATTGTTTTCAAGAGAGGTTAACAAATGGCATTTTCGATGGATGATTATGTGGACGTGGCTGATAGGCTCCGTCAATTCAAAAGTGTTTATCCACTGGGTTCGTTACAGCAAGTATCTTTACAGTTCATTGACTTCGCTGGTAAGTCTTGGGTTGTTTATACTGCTGCTGCTTATCGGACTCCTGATGATCTCACTCCTGGGCATGGTACTGCTTGGGAGCCTGTTCCTGGCACCTCTAATTTCAAGAGGGACTCGGAAGTTATGAACGCTGAAACGTCAGCTTGGGGACGTGCTATTGTCGCTGTTTTGGCTGCTGAAACTAAGCGTATTGCCACTCGTAATGAGATACCTCAAAAAAGCCCTGTAAGCCCGATAGACGACTTTATGGCATTAGCCCACCTAGAGTATGAAAAAGGGGACATAGAGGCTCTACGAGGCATTTACAAGCGTGCTAAGGCTACACGTGGCATCAGTCCTGAACTTCTGAAACAGATAGAGGACTTAGCAAAAGGTCTAAAGAAATAGAATGCCCTCCAGCAGAGAGAGGTTATCCACCGGAGGGCTACGTTCTATTGAACGCTTAGCGACAACCACCTGTCGCAGTAAGATACTTACACCACTATTGAGGGAGGTCAAATATGTCAGCTAAGAGTGTTGCAGCAGTTTTACATCATTCACATCACGCTGGTACAGCCAAGTTAGTTTTACTTGGTATCGCATGGCATGAGGAGGAAACCGGTGGAGGAGCTTATCCAGGTATCTCAAGACTTGCCATGTATGCAGGAGTTTCAGAACGTCAGGTAATCAGGTGCATTGCTCTCCTGGTTGAATCTGGTGAACTGGATATAGATCGTCATAACGGTAAAAGTTATGGTGGACCGAAAACAAATCGTTACTGGATAAATGTTCCATGTCCAGAGGATTGTGCTGGTGATATTTGGCATCGCCCTTTTGACGATTATGTCCCGAAAATTGAGGTTGTGGATAACTTCGACACACGTGACATGCAAGGTATCAGTAGGTGACATCTATGACATCAATAGGTGACATCCACGGTAGCAATAGGTGACACTAATGTCACTTAATAGAACAATATAAAAACAATATAAAAACAAAAGAAATTATTAAGAGAGAGGCTGTGGATAACATGGCAAAAGTACGAGTTCAAATCGCTGTTTCATCAGTAGCTCAGAACGGTGATTACCGTGGACGAGTTGTCAATGGATGGGAAACATTTAGCATCAAAGTCAAAGGCGAGCAGGTTACCAAAAAGCGTCAATGGACAATGTGGCTAGAACTACCAAGTGACATTGCAAAAAATGACGTAGTTGAGTTCACAGGTGATTTAGGAACCAAAGCTGGAACATTCGACAAAGATGGTCAAACATTCAACGTAGTGGAACACTCACTAAACGAACCAACATTCACCATCATCAGTCGAGGCATACCGGTAGCACCAAAGCCAGTAACCGAATTAACTGAGAACCCTCCGTTCTAAAATGAAAATTAGGGTTTACGGCGAACCAGCACCACAAGGCTCAAAGACAGCCATAGTCCGTAACGGTAGAGCGATCATGTTTGAGAGTTCTAAGAAACTGCCAGGGTGGAGGGACACTTGTCTAATGGCTTGCACAGTTGCAGCTAGAGAACATGATGTCCCCATCCTTGGACCTGTAACAGTTCATCTAACATTCCACATGCCTAGACCTAAATCAGTTTCAAGACGCTACCCAAATAGTGCACCAGATTTAGACAAGCTAGTCAGAGGAGTAGGCGACTCATTACAGCAATCAGGTCTCCTGGCTAATGACGGTCAAATCGTGACGATAGTGGCACATAAAATCTATGCAGCTGAAACAGGCGACCAAGGTGTCGAGATAGAACTAACAGCAAAACCATGATCCGTGAAACGTGTTCCTGTGGAGCAGAGTTCGAATCAGACTTACCTAATCAGGTGGAACTGGTCAAGAACTGGCGTAGGACACACAAACACTCAGATAAACCACTCAAGCCCGATACAGCCGATTTGAGCATCACCAGCAACACAGACATCGCCCTAGGATTTCAAGCCATTTACGACCAATTCAACGATGATAACGATTAGGTAACGACATGAATGTCAAAGTAGAAATCAACGCCAAAAGCCTCAAGAATAGAAACATCCGAACCACCTCGGACTTTACAGAGAGGCACCAAATGTTGAAATACATGTTAGGCGGAGCATTCGCAGTCTTAGCAATCATCAAACTATGCGAGCTCGTAGATACAGAACCAAGAATCGGAATCCCTCTAGTCGCAGTAATGGCATTCGCCTGGATGGTAGAACTATTCCGTGAACTAGGCAAGGCTAAACGATAATGGCTAACGCAAGAACATACGATCCAATCGAATCACATATGGCAGCAGCCAGCATTGACGGAGCAAGAACCACACCAACCAAGGAAGCAATCCTCAACCTGCTGGCACTAACACCAATGACCGATGAGGAACTATGTCAGGCATACAGCAACATGGCATACATTGGCGGAGCACCACAAAGCTCACCACAAAACATTAGAACCACTAGATGCTTACTTCACCGTGAAGGTAAAGTCCATATCGTTGGAGTAACCAAATCAGCATCAGGCAGACAGACAAGAATCTGGAGAACAGCATGAACCACGAACTATCAAAAGCACATCAACAGCAAGTCGCTGAAAAGGCTGCAATCATAGCGAACCAAGCATTTAGCATGGGCAGACAATCAGAACAAGATCGCATCAAAGGTTACATCAAACAGCAACAGTGTGAACTAAATGTCGATACCGGTACATGCGAACACGACAACTGTTTCCTACTAGGAGACGTCATCGCCTACATCAACCAAGTTGGGTTACATTCCAAGAATGAGATAAAGCTATGAAACTAACCAAACCTGAAATCCTGTTCATCAGCATATTCATGTCCCTGGCATTAGCAACCCTGTTCGCCATAATCTGGTTCATAGACACCTCACCAAACTGTTGGGACAAATATCAAAGCGAGGACGCTGCAATAAGCCACTGTGAGGTGCAACATGGCTGAACTAAACGAAACCCTAGTAATGACAACCTGTAAATGCCGTGAAGGTAACACTCAGATTGTAATGACGAGAGACTACCTAGATAACCTTATGCGAATGCAAAGAGAACGTTCTAAGTTCAATACCCTAGATGAAGTGATCAGGTTGCTAGACACTCACCGTGAGCAATGGTTTCACCAGTCACTAACAGCAGGGTCAGCAACATTTTGGAACAACAAAGTAACCACCGTTAAACAACTAATCAACGAAATAGAGGAAATGAAATGTCAGAACTAGGACAGTTAGTAACAAACACCAGCAACATGACACTTGATTCAGCAATCACCACAGTTCGCTCATTCCAGTTAGAGAGCAAGTATCTCGACAATGATTACAACGTGGGATATAACGAAGGTATCGAAGCTGCAATCAAAGCCATGCAACTATTTCAGACAGCACTCAAGCAACAGTCAGTAGTCCTAAGTGAGTGACCCTAAGTGTGACTGCAAAGATGTGCCAGGATGTGACTGTCGTATGTGTGAGGCAGTAGAGCCACCATGTTGCCCCTCATGTAGCGAGACTAAGCATGGCTGATTGGCATGATAGTACTGAATGGAAACAGGCAAGAGCATACGCTAAGACAGTACTAGAACCAGTATGTGCACGATGCAGTAAAGACCTAGAAGGTAGCGACTGGACCATAGATCACATGACACCAAGTGACCCACCTAACCATGACATAAGCAACCTACAATCTATGTGTCGTAGATGTAATGGATATAAGCAAGACAAGACTTTAGAACGCGTAACGTGGACTAATGACCGGTGGCAATAGCCTAATGTTGAGCCATCAGATAAGCCCTATCATCCCTCTCACAGGTGGTAGGGTTTTTTCTATGGGTGCTGTTTCAT